TCTTTCTAAATATTTCGTTGTAAAAATACTCAAACATTTTTGCACCTATACCCAGTTATTTATGGTTGTCCAAAGGGATTACCCTCAGAGAAGTCTAATATCGCATCTGCCTCAGTTTCAAAATTATCATTATCACCAAATCCATCATCAAAATTAGTGAGATCTATAAGTCTTATAGTATGGACTGCGCCCGATGTTCCTCCCGTAATTGCTTCCTTCCTTAAGAAAGTTCCTTCTACATTTGATATCTTAAGTTCACTTGTAACACTGTTCCAATCCCTGACTCTTGCAGTTGCACCGCTTGTTCCTCCAGTTATAATTTCATTAAATTGGAAGTTTCCTGACGCATCACTAGCTGCAGGAGGAGCAATAAAGATGGTTGGTGGTGTAGAGTAACCAGCACCAGCGTTAGTAATATGGATCGCACTGATTGTTCCTGCAGTCGATACAATGGCAGTTGCAGCAGCAGAAACTGTTGATAATCCTGAGAATGTAATTGTTGGAGTAGTTGTGTATCCAGAACCACCACCGGTTATTGTTACGATACCGATTGTTCCATTCGCCATATTTGCGGTGGCTGCAGCACCTACACCATCACCAAATATTTGTACAGTTGGGCCTGATGTATATCCAGATCCGGGATTAATTAAATTAATACTTTGAACAACACTTGCTTTTTGGTTTCCGGGATCAGCAGCACCTGTGCATACGACAATACCACCACGGAGATTCGCAGTTGCGATACCAGTTACACCACCTGTTGGTGCAGACGATATTGCGACTCTTGGAGCAAATGTATAATTACGCCCGCGATTTGTTATGTCAAAGAATTGAATACCACCATTGACAACCGTTGTAACAGCAGACGCACTTGATGCAGTCCCAACTAATGTGAGAACTTGTGTTCCACCTATGATAAAATCTTCACCATCTGCACCCTCTGTTGCTGCGAGTGTATCATCTATCTCATCAACACCAGTATCAATAATCTCATCCTCATACTGAAACAGTTCACAACGTAAAGTATAAACATAATTTTTTCTTAGTTGATAAAATGGTTGTTCATGTTCAACATATTTTATTTCAAATAGTCTATCCCCAAGAGGGAAGTAAACTAAGTCACCCTCCTTTGGTCGTGTTGATAATCTTATATTACTTTTATCTTCTATCAGTGGTGATATGTATGTCTCAAATCTTTCCCTTGATATTGTTAATGTAAGTTCGTTAGTTGCCTGAATACCAAACTTTGATAAAAGAGTTGGATTTTCTCCGTATCCGTCAAAAGATTCAACGTAGGCCTCTATGGGATATGCGTCATCAAATTTTGATTCAATAACCTCTTTAATTATTGTGTTTGATGTTGCATATTTTCTAGGTAAATAATGAACCTCTACACCATAAATTTGTAGTTGCTCATTTATGAGAGATTGAACTAAGTTTTGCTCAGTTTTTGACCCTTGTTGGAAAAATGGATTAAGAGCCATGTCACTATCCTATAAAATCGAGTGGTGGTAACTCATATGTATTAGACATTTGTTCTCTGATTATATCTAACTCTCTTTGTCCATCATCATATATTTGTCTACCATTTAGTTCTACTCCACCGGGTAACTTTACACCTTGAAACTTGATTAAATTTTGACCCCATTGTCTTTTCATCAGCGCAGTAAGATATCTTTTCAAAAAGTAATCGTTATATACACCTGCATGATCATTTGGATCTATGATTCTAAAACAATCAATAACTAAAAAATCATCAACACTCATGGCAGAGAAGTCCATATCCATGTATAGACGATCTTGTCTTTGATTAAATCTAATTTGCTTCTCCGTTGTTAATGCAAAATTTATATCTTCCAAATATCTTTTTGTCATCGCATAATTTAAGATGCCAGCATATCCAAGATTAAATGCAATATCATTTAAGAATAATTGATATTTGACACTAAACATATTATTTGTGACTGTATTTGCACCATCAAAATGAAATAATTTATTGACTCCTATGACAGAATCAGGAATTACAAGATAATTACTATCTTCTTCAAATGTAAAATTAGTTGTTACTCCAACAATGGTGCTACTTGTTGTTGTAGTTACGATTCCGACTGCGTTATCACCACCTCTACCTCTTGCTCTATCAATGTCTACCTGTCTTACTTTATATTTTAAAAATGTTTGTATGACACCATTAAAATGTCTTTCTTGAAAGTATTGAATGGCATCATCTAATAAATCCTCAGTTTGCTCATCTGCAATATTAATCTCAAGCAGTGGAGCACCCAGTTGCCTTTTGCAATAATCTATTAATGTTGATCTGCTTGATGGTTGAGCCATGTTATACTATCTCCTCAATCTATTTATTCTACGATGACTTGACCTTGTACGAGTCTCTCGATATGAAGATCTCCCGCAGTATCTGCATCAGGTTTATCCTCATTAATAACCACCACATCGTAAAAATATCTACCTGATTTTAATTGATTTGTTTGACTTGGTGTGAGTGATAACTTTAATACACCAGATGATGCATCTGTATAAGTCGCAGAAAAAGTGCATGCAACTGATATAGAGTCTGGGTGTTGTTTTATTCTTGATGTAAGAATTGAAGAGGTAAAACCACTAAAACTTACCCCACTTCCCGTCAGTCTATCTTTTATTGTAAAAGACTGCTCATAGTTTACATTTCTTGGGATAAAAAGATCTTTTTTTATCTGAGTAACATTAATTAATTTTTTTACTGCCATTATGCTAATATCCCTGTAAATGGTTCAATCCAGTCTTCATCACCATTATCTTCTTCACGAATAGTGATTCCGTTATCAGTGCAAGTTCCTATAAATTTTGCTCGTGAGGCAGCTATTGTGGTTAAGTTCATACTACCTGATGTATCAATGAATAATGCGAGTTTTGTAATATTCATCGTGCTAATACCAATTATATTAAACCAATCAGATGCTTCAGAAGCATCACCACCATCTCTATTTACACCTTGAACTTGTCTTCCATCAGTAAATCCACTCACATACACAGCTTTTACCGCGTCTGTCATTATCGCTTCAGTTTTTGCAACACCAGTTGGTGTTGGTTGTAATATATAATGTCTTCTATTTGGAAATGTTGCCCTAAAAGCATTGTACTCAGAAACCGTTACTGCGTTTGATGCTGTGTTTGCGGAATCCACACTCCCTGCGCTTGATGATTCATCAATGACTGCGATACAAACTCTATTAGAACCTAATATATCATCACTATCATCAGTGCCACCACCTCCAACTTTTGTGACACCCACATCAACATTTACATTTCCTGTCACTAATTTTCTTTTTACACCAGAGGTATTATCAGTTGTGATGATATCATAAGTATAACGAGGACTTATTTTACTAAAATTACTTGTTACTCCAGCAGCCACCTCGGCAGTAATTATACCAACAGATCTGCCTCCTGTATTAAATCCAAGATTTATAGTGTCAGTTTCAGTTGAAGAAGCACCAATATGTTTTCTGATTGCACCAGAAAATCCATATCCACTTAAATTAAAAGTTGTTCCTCCAGACCCAACAACGGAAAACTCAATAAAATTATCAGCGTGTTGATTTAAAACGAGATTGTATCTTGGTGTTGCTCCCTTATCGTCAAATTCAATTTTAGATGAGGTAACATCAGCCATTTACCAAACTCCTTAACAGATCTTTAATCTCAGCAATTTCATTTCTAAGAGTTGACACATCTTTTTCGAGATTGTCAACTTTATTTTTTTCATTTTTTTTGAGTTTACGACGAGTCAAATACTCTTCGTACTCAGCTTTATTTGTATTAACGATACAGTTTGATTTAGAATTACGAATCAAATGTTCATTGTCTTTTACTTTTATATAATCCATTAGGCAGTAGCGATAACTTTCAAACTTGTCAATCGAGGCACGAATGCCTGATTAGTTGAAGTCATTAAGAATTTGATTCTAAATGATTTAAATGAAGGTAATTCGTTTGCAGTAAACGTATATTCCTTATATTGTAATTCTTCAGGAATAAAACCAGTTGGATCAGAGTTTGGAATTAGCGCGTCAGGTCTACCACTACTCTTATCACTTGTTCTTACTCTTCCGTTTTCATCTAAATTATCAAATCCGGGGAAGGGAATAAATATAGGTTCAAATCCTTCTGACTCACTAATAGCATAGAACGCTCTGATGTCTGTGAAACTGTTAACGTGAGCATCAACTATTATTTTAATAGATGTGGCAGATGTTTCAAGAGTATTTTCTTTCGAGATATAAGTAGCTGCTGATGGATCGCCAAGTAATGTATCTACTCGACTATCTTCAGTGATGTCACTAATTACATTATCAATTCTATTTGTTGTTAAGATAGCATTCATTCTTTGAATATCAATCACAGGTGAAAGAGTATCGTCTCCAGTTTCAAGATTTACTGTCATATTAAATGAACGATCTCCGGGTAATACATTCAAAGTAGATGTATTTAATTCATTTACTCTTGAGGCAATAAGTCTTGGAGAATTCAAATAATTAATTTCATTAATAGATACAATTTCATTACCTTGATTAATAAATGGTACATCAGTTCCCTCTCCAGACCCATCATTTACGCTTGTGCCACTCACGGTTCTTATTGATGCATCAACCGTAGTTCCAGCTACAGTCATATTTTGAATCATTGGTGTAATAACTTCAAATGGCATATTTTGAGTAGCATGTATATCGTATCCACCAGTTGATTTTGTTTGGTTTAGGAACAAAGCTGGATAACTTGACACTGTTGATGTGCTTCTTCCAATACCTTGCTCACCCATATCTAATTTAATTTTGTAAGAATCTAGTGTAATTGGATTAGTTTCACTTACCTCTCTGAAGTCATGAGTTCGATTTATTCGACGTAGAGAAACTCCACCTAATTCATATTTTTGGATAAGATCTCCTTTGACATAGTTTTGAGCAGAAGTTGAATCTTGTGCTCTTGTTATCCCTGTCAAATTACCTTGACCTGAGAATGCTGTTACACCAGTGTATTTGATTATCTCATTCTTAACCTTGATATATCCGGGATTTGTTGCAGCGACGGCAACGTTTTCAAATGATGTAAGTATGCCAATATTATCCACTGTGATTGGAGCAGTAGAACTATTATTATATGGAACTGATATCTTAGTGGGAATTAAATCACTTGATACATCTGAAAGTGTTACTAAGTTTTGTTCATGATACATTCCATGATTCTTATGATTAACAGTGATATGTAATCCATCAGATACAGTTACTACAGAATCATCTGGTATGAATGCGCCAGAACCACCACCATTACCACAAATTGCACTACCAACTCCAGCCTTCGTTGAACCAACGTCACCATCTGCTGTTCCATACATTAAAGTATTACCGACACCAGTTATAAACACGCCTTGAACATTATCTATTATTAGTTCATTAGTACTAGCAATCGATACCACAGATAATCTTGCATTAATACCTAAAGCAGTCGTAATGCC